TTTAAGATCCTGACTCATCAATTGTTCATTATGAGCACTAATAAAACTTAATAAATCTTGTAATACAGGAATTGCTTTTTCTATCTCACTCAACTCTCTTTTCGGTGGTATGGGGTGATTAGGACCAATTGTAGGTAAGTCAGTAATATTCCATTCCCCATCCTTCAATTTAATATTATCTTTAATATCGAGACCTTCCCCTTTTTTAACATTAGTATTATAATTATCTTCATAATCTATTTCCTGTGCAATATTTACTAGGGAGACTGGAGAGACTGTATTATCTTTTCTTATACCATCTATTTGTTGGAGATGGTAATTCTTTAACATATCTGATTTTTGACTATCCATCCACTCCTGGTATTGAGGACTTAGGTAATATTGTTTTAAATTAATGTTATATTTTTCTATTTCCTCTTCATATTTGTATTTAAAATATTTAGTAAACGCATCATCTACTACTGCCTCTTGTAAATCTTTTAATTTAGTTATAACCCACATTGGGTCATATACAGTTGTTATATTTGCAGCGTTTTGTAATGTTTGAGACCAATTAGGTTTTTGTAGGAATTTATCATCTACTACTTTTAATCCCCCATTAGTCAAAGCGGGCCATCCCATGTGTCCCCCAATTTTATTTCTATGATTTAATACTTTACGAAAATCTTCAGTGGTATTCCAATACATAAGTGCTGGAGAAAGATTAGCCATAGACTTTTCTAGTTGTATATCGTGAGTACCAATAATTTCCTTAGTTTGATGATTATAATAATGTGGCCAAGGTTCTGATTCATACCTCCAATACCCACCACTATTAATTTTTTGTTGTAGGGGTAACTCCAAGATCGGTTTGGGGTTATTTTTTAAAAAAGTTTCTATATTTTGGACAGATTTATTATATTTCTTAGCTTCTTTTCGGGACAGTTCTATAGATTTTTTTAATGATTCTTGTTGATCCAGATATTTATCAAAATCCCAACTACTTAAATTTTGACCACTTCCCTTATTAAATTTTTCTCTTCTTTTTTCAAAAGACAAAGCCTTTTTGTATTCATCATAACACCCATCGGAATTACAAGCCAACATTCCGGTGATATAATGACTACCACCCATATCCATCGCCCACTTGGCATTACCTAAATTTTTATATTTGTCCCACTCATCACAACTGGTTAACCCATAATGCCATATACCCCCACATCCTTGTTGAGATAATTTCCTTTTATCAGCTGCAGAAAGATTTGGGGTTGAATCGCGCGCACCTTGCTCTAGTAAAAAAATTCTTTTATATTGAGATTCAGTTATAAGTAATTTCTTCATAACCCCATATTTTATGATACAGTAAATTCAAAACTATCTCTATCTTTTTCTCTTTTCCCACTACCAGGGATTATTGTTAGGGTAGCATTAGACTTTTTTAATGTTTGTTTAATAAAGGGTATTTGGAAATAATTTATCTTATCTAATGTAGATGGTAAAAACCATTGTTTTTTATCACCTACCACTTTATATTTATCATTTCCGAGATCAACCATTTTTCCAATAGTTTTTCCTTGTGCGTTTTTAATGTTTATTCCCTGACCTGTCCCTTTTATTGTTTCTTTACTGATATCTATATGGGTATTTTTTTCACCCATTATAATATCTTTAATCCATTCTGTTACAGTTCTATTAGCAATAACCTCTTTATCAGTTTTCAATTGACCTTTAAAAGTAGTTATACATTCTTCTACCGACTTTTTTCTATTCTCAAACTCTTCCTCTGTAATATTACCTTTAAATGTTTCAATAGTCATTCTATTCTTAGGATTAGGATTACTTAAAAAATATTTTTGTAATGTTTTCATTCCTCTATTACATCCCGCTAAGTTATTTTTAACTGACTTTTTATCTTGTCTTTGCTGGGTTTTTTGACCCTTCATTGCATCCGCTTTTTCTTTAGTAGTCATATGTGCAAATCCTTGACGTTTTTCTTTTCGAGCTGCGATATGGGATTTTAAATCCTTACCAAAATTTTTCATTCCTTGCCATGAGGATTGTAAATCCTTCATAAACTGACTTTTATCAATTTTCCCTTCACCATCGGTATTTTGATCTACTATTTTTTCTACTGCATTCGTAGAATTGTCAGGGGTGCCGGAATTATAAACCTGTTCCCATTCGCTCCATTCGTACGTCCCTTTTTCGTGTGGATTAGTTTTTTCTTCTTGTTCCACTAAATTTCCCCATAATCGTTCTTCCGTAAATAAAGATTTCATTCTCTCTATTTCTTCAGTAATATTTTTTCGTTGCAGATTCATATGTACACAGTTTTTTAATAAATATTTGTAAGCATAGAAAAAGCCGCAATTTGCGGCTTTTTTTAATATAAATATGTTTTTAACGTATATTTTTAGAATACGTTAATAGCTCTGTCGAATCTTAAAGTACATGTGATGTCGGCTAAGTCACTAGAATTATAATCTAAACCACCAAAATCAGCGTCATTAAGTTGGGTTCCTTGAAGAATCCATTTTTGAACAACTACTCCTGTTGGATCTAACATTTCTAATTCTACATCTTTTTTGTATCCTGCTGCATACCCTTGTCTACCTGTTACTGATTCAGAATGTAATCTAACCCATTCCATTAAGGCTTGGGTTGCGGAAGGTCCAATAGGATCTCTAAAGGTAACTTGTATAGACTCCCATTTAAATCTACCGATAACGAAAGTTGAGGTATTTAAAAATGGTATTTCTACTTCATCACTAGTATATTTAGGTCTGCTTGTAGTGGATACCCACCATTCTTGAATTCCTAATTCATCAGGAAACCGAAGAATAAATCTATTCTTTCTTAAGGGTTCGTAAGGAACCGGCATTCTCATTAATAAATCTGCCATTTTTTTATTTTTTTAATTTAATGTTTTATTCTTTAATTATAAATATTCAAGTTTCGAAAAAAATTACTTCTTTATTATAATTCTTTTTTTCTTAGGGTTTTTAGGTTCGGATGTATCATATACAAGAAACCTTACATCTGGGTATAAACCCTTTAACGTTTCCTCAATATATTTCTCTGCCGATTCAACATTTCCTAAATCATCATCACTATACCCTATACTAAGTCCAGTATATTCGGGATTATCTTTTATTTTATCTAATGCACTTACCACTCTATCCACAAAACTTTTTAACGCCATTGTTTTTGCAATTTCTGGATCTGTCGCATCAGATGTAATATTAAATTTTTCCATAAAATCATTGGAGGAAACTGGATAATAATCTTGAAGGTTTAAATATTGATCAATTGAAGTACCATATAAATTTGCTTTCATTTGACCTTTTTCATCATCAGTCAATACCTCATCAATTATTAACTTTATTGCATCTTTTATTGCTTCTGGTGGGTTTCCTCTAGCAGTAATGATAGAGAAGTCGCTTGCATAAGATAAAGCCTCTCTAAACTTATTAAAACTAGGTCCAAATTGATTTTTACTTAGTGATTCTTTAGTATCTCTTATAAAAGAGTCATAACTTCTAAAATCTTTAAATGATTCCATTGGGTCTCCGTTGATATATCGGAATTTTTTACCTATTAAATTTCTTATGTCCCTAAATTCCTCTGTAGAAACCGAAATTGGTACCCATCCCTTACCTTGTTTTTTTTCTAGATAGATTCTGGTTGGCATAAAAAGAATATTGTCATCCCAATCAAACGAATACGCCCTTTTTTGAAATTCCAACAGAATTTTATTTTGGATATCTGTTATTTTAAGTTTCATATATAATAAATATTATTGGAAATAAAAAAACCCACATATAGTGGGTTTAATTACTTTTTATGATAATTTTTTATTAAATATCATCGAAACTAGCACCAGTATTCATAATATTAAATTCTATACTAATGTATTCCAATGTTCGTGTAGGTTTAATGAATATTTTACCATTTAACTCATTTCTGTCAATAGATTCGGGAGTGTCATCTAATACAACTCTAAAATCTGTTAATCCTCTTTCCTTTCTAATGTTGTCCAGAATTGGGTTAACTAAACTTAAGAATTGATTTCTAACAACCTCATCATTTTGTTCGAATAATAGTCTTATAGCGACTGCTGAAATAAGTTTTCTGGCTTGAAGTAAAAGTCTTCTAACATTAATTCTATTAAGTGCCGTTTCTTTTTCTTGTAAAGTTTTATTACCCCATATTACAACTCCTACATCTGAGAATGTTGCTAATGGATTAATTCTACCTTCATAAAGAGTATCACGTTGATCTAATGTAAGTTTCACTCTTGCTCTAATGGCATTTGTTGTTCCTCTGTTTAAACCAGCTGCTGCAAACCAAGGAAACGCTACATTATCTGTTAATGCAATATTCCTAACTACTTCTAATGTTGGTGGTAACCATACATATTCATTATTTTCGGTATCATTCATTTGTAACCATGGCCAGTAAGTACAGGAATAGTTACTATCTATATCGGAATTATCTACTAAATCAACCGCTTCATCTGGGGTAATTGCAACACCATCTGAATCAGTATCAGAAGTTGTAATTATATATAAAGAATCCGCCCTATCTACTTCTACCATATCTACTGCTTGTTCAACTAAACCATTTTGTTGGTCTAAATCAATACCAGGAGTTGCAAATACATTTATATTAATTGCTTCAGGGTTATCAAAATTATATATAGCATCTAAATATGCATAATAATCAGATGTTATTCCGTCATCTCCTTGAGAAGTATCTCTCGTAGTGAATACACCTAAATTAAGACCGTCTATTCCTTTAGACCCATTATATGTATATGCATCCGTATTAGTTCTCTCTTCTCTATATTCGTCCCATCCATCATATCCACCATAAGGTGCAAATGTAAATTTACGTGTATTTAATTTTTCATAAGGACCACCTGTAGTGCTTGCTTCCGAAGTAAATGCCGAAACACCTACTTGTAATACTGGAAAATACGCATCCGGCCCAACAATTTCAGCTCCTTCAGCATTTACATCCATATGGAAACCATCAGTTTTACCAGTAAATTCTAATCCTGTTACTGCGTTTAATCCTTTATAAGTAAAGAAATCAGTATCCACACCAATATTACTATTTAACCCTAAATAATATTTTCTTACTTTATTATTGCTTAAACTTGGGTAAGAAGTTGCATATTCTATTTGTGGTGGTAAAGAAGTACGTGTTCCAATGTAATTCCTATTCTCAACCCCCGCAAACCCCGCTGGGAAAGAGTCCTTTGGTGCAAATTCTGCCATCTGTACCATTACATATTTACTTTTTAATGGAAAATCTCCGTTACTTGTACCTATCCTTCGCCCTATATAATTTTTTTCTTTAGGATCCATACTTAATTTACTATACTTTTCAAACACAGTAGGATTAGCATCAGTATCACTAAATTTTCTAATTAATAAATCAAATGTTTTATTATCGGGTTTAATGTTAATAATAGAAATTTTAATATCCCTGTTAGCTGAATTACCATCGGAGATAGTAATAAATCTAAATAATCTTTCTAAATTATCCCCTTTCAATTCTGATAATACATATGGTGATGCAGCGGATTTCCATTGTTCTTGATAATCTTCTAAATTATTAGTAGTTCCTGTAAGGATATCATTAAAATGGTCAGCTAAACCTAATACCTTACCAGCACTATTTAAATCCTCTAATGAATTATAGTATATTTCTTCTACAAATAATTCGGTATCTTTATCTTGAGTCGTCCTACCAAAAATACTTTCAATATAATTTTGTTTTGTTTTATCTAAAGAAACGTCATAAGAAAATGTTCCACCTGCGGTAGTTGTTCCACTTATAGTAAATTGTCCAAAAGGATTAGTTTCAATTCCTGTAGTATTAGCCATAGATGCAGTTGCCACTGTAAAATCTAATATTTGATCTCCTTGATAACCCCCTCTTGATCTTAAAGTTGCTACTACGGCATCATCTATATCACTAAAACACGAAGCGGAGTAAGTAATGACGGTTCCTGATGTTCTACCACTTACAAATCCTGCGTCGGTCAACGGGGTTCCCGATACTGCCGTTATCTCCATTTCCCATGTGCTCGCCGATAAGCTACAATCAGTACCCGGTACCGATACAAAAGCAGGTGTAGATTGGGTAATAGTTGTTCCACTCGGTAAAGTACCTATTGTAGTAAATAATCCAGATATTGTTCCATCATCATATAAATCTTGTAATATTGGGTCATTAAAAGTCATTGTCACTGGTGGGCCTGCCGTAGTGGCAGAATAATCTAACAGTACAGGATATGAAGTGGTAGAGGTTACTCCTGTCGTTGAGTCATCTTGTGCCGCATTCATTGTTATTGCCCAAGCATCTCCTGCTTTATAACCTGATAATCCCAATACCCTATTAACATATAACTGATTTGTTTGTGTTAAAAAGGATTTGGCGATATAATTTAATTCGTATTTATGTAATCCAGTTCCTGTATATTTAGTCGTATTCAATCCCCCATAATAACTCATAAAGTCATCATAATTGGAAATAAACACTGGCTCAAAGGCTGGACCTTTCGGTGTCTCTCCCACAACCCCAAGTGTAGTTACCCCTACTTGTCGTGTTACAAATGTTAAGTCCTGCTCTGAAGTGAATACTCCCGGACTTACAAAAATTCTATTTGTCGATGCCATTTATTAATGTTTTTGTATTTTATATTATTCAATCTTTATATTATAAATATGCAAGTTTTATTGAAAGTAGTTTTTTTATATTCCATATAAAAGAATAAGTATGACTTTTTTCATACTTTTATCATACTTATATAAAAAAAGGTGAAAAGAACTAAAAATTTAAAGATTACTCCACAGACTCATAAATTACTTAAAACGTTTTGCGAAGAGAATGGATTGAAGATGTTTGCATATGTGGAAAAGATAATAAGGGATAAATGTAACCCTAAAAAAGATATATATGGAGAAGTGGAAAATTAATTATCTCCACACAAATACTAAAATATCGTCAGTACTTAAATCCCAATTCCCTTTCCATTGTAAAACATTGTTTTCACTCAGTTCGTAAAAATCAGGATAATAATATCTACTACCATTTATATAAAGTTCAGTTTTAGTCACATCCCCTATTTCTTTATATACTAAGTTTTCAAAATAATCTTGTTTATCTTCTTCTGGGGAAAAAGTTAAAGTCTCGTAATTTCTTCCTAATTCTTTTATTATTTGACTAGGATCCCTTACAATTATATTTATCTGTTTATTTCTTACTCTTCTCATTTTAGGGCATTATTCCTGATAATGTAATATAGGCACTAGCGCCCAAATCACTTTTTGTTATTGATATTCCTAATACATCCCCATGACCCACCTCAAATCCTGGTGGAATAGAAACAGGTAGCCCGTTTAATGTTAAACTATAACTACTAATATTTTCTATTGTAACAGTATTATAGGTTGCGTTATTTTCTACAGTATAATTAAATACGTTAACGCCAGGCTCAAATTGTACACTTAATGTTATTGCCCCCGTATCTTCCTGCGCTTCTATGGTATGAGTTACAAAATCATCATCATCTTCCACCACCTCAAAAAATGATAATGCCCTACTAATAGCGGGAGTTACTTTAAAATCTTCAGGGTCTAATAAATACCCCAACATTTTTATGGTGAATAATTGGACGTAATATTTTCTTTCATCCAAATTACTTATTACACTTTCATCTCCTATACTCTCTAACATTAAAGGAATAGGATGACCATTAATTCGTAGATATTGTTGCCCGGCAGAAAATGATTTTAACATTTTTTTATTAAAAAGATTTAAGTCTCTCATTCTACTACAAAAAATTCTCACCTCATATAATAGATCTATAGAAACTGGTTGTGGGATCTGGTATATATCAAAACTTTTAATATTTCCATCCCATGTTGGTATTTTCATATATGTAAATGTGGGTTTACCGGGAATATTATATGCCCCCGCATAATTAGTACCCACTTGAGCATCAGGTTTCCTAACAATAGTAATAAAAGGTATTTTAATATTTTTATTTACATCAGAAAATTGCCAGGTTTTAGCAAATTCAGCCCATCGTTGTATACTTAAAAAAACAATAGGAACTTCTTCCCCCCCTAATGTTAAATTAATATTATTTTTAACATACTCGATAAAATCTCTATCCATATCCTCATGTAAAATACCTTTAGGTAGATAGGTTCCCGGATTGGCAATATTATCTAATATCTCCTGCCGAGCCGCTGCTCCTTGTTTATGGGGAGTTATATTTAAATTTTTTCTATAGTTTTTTGGTAATCCCATTTATATTAAATACCATTAAATTCATCTATATCAGTTGGTACACAAGTAATGGTTCTATAAAATCCTTTAAACCCCAATATTGTATGTGCATTATCTGAATGTATTATTCCATTATTAGAAACTGTATAATATTTTATTTTATCTTCCGTTTCCGCATACCCAATATAATCTCCATAATTAATTTCAGCTTCTAATTCATCTAATTGAACTTGATATACACCAAAAACAATATTCCCATGCTCTAAAAACCTCATTGATCCATCGTTATTATAGGCTTTATTAGTAGGTGCCGCCATGTTAAAATTAACGACCAATTCAACCGGAGCTTTAAACCTTATTCCATCTCTTCCAGCTTCTCCATAAATATCATCAGTTAAAGATTCCCCCTGTAAAACTTGAAAAAGAATAACTTTAATATTTATATCACTATCTAACCATTCTCTACCAAAATCTACTTCTAAATTAAAATCTTCTTGTGAAAAAAATTTGTTAACTCTGGTGATTGGTATTTTTCTATTGGTTTTCATATATCTTTTATCTATAAATATTTATAGTTAGTAAAAAAATGATTATATTTAGAAATATGTTAGATATAAAAGATATTAAAGGATTAGAGGCGGAAGAGTTATTAAAATCATATGAAGGGAAAAATCCCTATATAAATTATATGAAAAAAAAATATCTATCCGAAAAATCATATTTTTTAACAACTAATCAAACTAAGTATGTTAAATCCTATTTTAATTTTGATCCTAAACCACTTGATAAAATAGTAGAAATAACTCAATATTATGCCACACAATTAGAAGAAGAATATAAGTTAAAAGTACCAGTTAAAAAAATTTTGATAGAAACATTACTTGCTGAATCAGAGAAAGCATTACATGTAATTTGTAAATTTTATAAAAATCAAGAAGAAGTTAAATTGTTATGGATACCAAAAACCCAATTATTAGATGATATTCATTATGAAGAAATAGAGGTGGAAGTGGATTACGAAAAATATCAACAAATTGATAAAAGGAACTGGGTAGCATTCAATCATCAAAAAGAAGGGATAGAATTCCTACTTAAAAATAAAAAATGTATTTTAGCTGATGATATGGGTTTAGGAAAAACTTATCAATCCATTGTCGCCGCGTTAGAATGTAATGCAGAAAGAATATTAATAATTTGTCCATCTTCTTTAAAAATAAATTGGAGGAGAGAAATACAACATTTTTGTGAGGATATTTCTATTATTAAAGGAAAACATTGGGACCCAGCTAAGTTTACAATAATTAATTATGATATTCTTAAAAATTTTCATACCATCGAAGAACGAGGAAAAAAATATGATGATTGGGAATTAAGAAGAGAAATAGTAGAATATAATCCTGATCTCATAATTTTAGATGAAGCCCATTTTGTTAAAAATCATAAAAGTATTAGAGGTAAAATACTTAAGGACATTTCTAAAAAATTCTCACCAGAACGGATATGGTTATTAACTGGTACACCAATTGCTAATAGACCAATGGATTATTATAATTTATTAGCCATTATAGATTGTCCTGTGGCAAATAATTGGGTACACTATGCTAGAACTTATTGTGAAGGGATGAGATTTAGAAAAGGTAATAGATATATATGGGTCACAACCGGCGCATCTAATCTAGAAGAACTATCAAGTAAAACCAAACGCACCATTTTAAGAAGAAAAAAAGAAGAAGTATTAGACTTACCGGATAAACTTATTACTCCCATATATTTAGAATTACAAAATGTAGATGGATATAAAAATGTCTGGAATGAATATATGGATAAAAGAAAATTAGAAGGTAAAAAAGGTAATCCGGCCAGAGATTTAGTAGAAATGACTTTACTGAGAACTTTTATTGCAATGGAGACTGTTCCTTATACTATAGAAAAAACAGAAGAGGCTTTAGAATCAGGAAAAAAAACTATTATATTTTGTAATTTTAATAATGAAATGGATTCCTTTATTAGATATTTTGGAGAAAAAGCGGTGTGTGTAAGAGGAGGAATGACCGATAAACAAAAGCAACATGCGGTAGATAGATTCCAAGAAGATGAGGAATGTAAGGTATTTATTGGTCAAATTAAAGCAGCAGGAGTAGGATTAACATTGACAAAAGCTGAAATTGTTATTATGAATTCATTGGATTGGGTTCCTGGTAATCATGAACAGGCAGAAGATAGAGCATATAGAATTGGGCAAAATAAAACCGTTAATATTTATTATATGTTAATTGATGATACTATTGATACATTAGTATGGGATATTTTAAATGAAAAGAAAAAAGTTATTGGAACTATAATGGGTGAAGATGACGTAATAACAGAATTTTTAAAAACAATTGAAAATGGAAGTAGTAGTTTTTACAATGAAGGGATGTCCTCACTGTGATGAATTAAAAAAGATATTAGTCGAAAAAAAGATAACTTTTACTGAAAAAGATGTCGATGACAATGAAGAAACTTATAATAAATTTTCTAAAGCAGTAGATAACGAATATTTACCCGCTATTTTAATTGGAAGAAAAGCCTTTTTAGCGGAAAGATCTTATAAAACTATAAAACAAGCTGGAAACCTTATTCAAAATTTCCTGTTGGAGCAGGATCGTCGTGGTCACCACTTAGGTTAAAATTATCATTACTTTGACTATATTCTCCAATTAGTGTTCCTAATTGATTAATGATATTATCATGTTCTTCAGTTCCTTCCCACCCAGCTCCTTGACCGGTTCCATGTAATAATGATTTTCTAATATCTTCTAATGCCGTTACTAATCTATCATCATTAGTTTCATCCGCAAATTGTATAGCAGCTTCAATATCTCTTAATGCTGAAGCTAAATGATTCATTGCTTTATGCATTAACCCCACCGCAATATCTATAGGTTCTTGAATGATAGTTTTAGTATAGGGAAATAAATCCTGTTCTACTTCTATAGTAGTTTCTTCCCTTAAAATTTGTTTTATTCTATTTCTTTTCATCATTTAATAAATATACGAATATTTATAAATAAATAGTAAGAGATATGGGTTACGCTTTAAATGATCAATTAAAAGAAGAATTATTTACATTAATTAAACATAGGTTAGGTGCACCTATTAGAAAAATTGAATTAGATTGGGATCAGATGTGTTCATTATTAGAAACATCTATGGAAGATTATGCACAACGAGTACAAGATTGGTTGATAGAAAACCAATGGTCCTCATTATTAGGGAATGATGCCTCCGATATAGATATTGCTTTTGCATTAACCACTAGATCTTTGGATTTTGAAACAAGGTTTACCTATGCTTATTCTAAACAAGTGGGATTACAAGATAGAGGTCCATGGGAAATGAAAAAAGATTATGTCATTATAGAGGCAGGAAAACAAGTCTATCAAATCCCTGGTGGTAGAGAAATTAATGAAATATTATGGATCACACCAAACAGTACTGATCACGCCCTTTATTCATTTGCAGGATTTGGTGATTATGGTTTTGGTGGTGGTTTCGGTCAAGTACCTTATGCAGGTTGGGGACAAGGTGGGGGATTAGGTAATGGTGGATTTTATGTCGCACCAGCATTTGATGTTTTGTTAAGAGCGGCGGATTTTAGTTTAAAGTCAAAATTATTAAGAAGTGAATTATCCTATAAAGTTACTGCCGGACCAAATGGTACAAGATTATTACATCTCATTCCTATACCAGGAAGTCGTTTATCTTTTTCGGCAGGTGGTTTAGTAGGAAGTCAAATTGGGTTAGCTGGGACTAAGGTATGGTATTATTATTATGATACCGGAGGGATGTCACCTGAAGAAATAAATAATTGTTTAAATGAAAACAAAGATATTATAAAATTACCTAATCAGGTTCCCCTATCAAAAATAATGTATTCAGATTTAAATGAACCCACTAGAGTATGGGTAAGGCGATATCTTACTGCCCTATTCAAAGAAGCATTAGGAAGAGTAAGAGGAAAATTTAGTGGATCATTAAAAGTTCCAGAAGCGGAACTGACAATGGATTATGATAGTTTATTAAGTGAAGGGAAAGAAGAACAAACAAAATTATTAGAGGATTTAGATGCGAGATTGGAAAGGTTAAGTAATGCTAAACAACTAGAATTAAAAGCTGGTGAGGCAGAAAATTTAAATAAGTCTTTAAGTTATAGACCCCTCGGATTGTTTGTTATCTAAAGAAAATTCATCTAGGATATCATATTCCTCAAACATATAATTAGGAGATATACCAATAGTTTCCCAAAATAAAATCTCTTCTTCAGTAATAGTTAGAAGATTTTCTAAAGTATCTTGATCACTTTCATTAAAAGGTTGTCCAGAAGTTAATTCTAATTGCTGATGAGTAAAATATTGTCTGTCTGCGGGAGTAGTAATTAAAATATTATCTCTAACTGCAGGATTAAAACATACTAATAAAGGTTTAATTCTTTTATTAAAGGCGTCCAGATACCTTTCTACATTATATTCTCCAGTGGTATGGGGATGATTCTCAATAATATCACTAGAAATATATTCACAATTCAATTTTTTAGTTGGAACGGGGGGTAAGGGTTCCTCTCCCTCTCCTGCATGAAAAAGAATTAAATCTTTTTTACGGGGCTTGGGTGGATTAATCCGTTGGACATCTCCATGGGATTTTTTGGTTCCTGTATTTACATAATAAATCGTATCACCTAAATCTACCGACAAGTTTTCTTTTATTATTAATTCCATATGTGCTTGACTGGGTAAGGGATTACCAGCCTTATTTTTTTGTGTGGATCTTTTTTTATAATCACTAACACTCATCCTCACCCTAGATTTATTTGCGATTTTAGATAAAGGAACTTCTTGGTTATATATTTCTTCTATTTTATCGTAGTAAGATGTTATAAACTCATATCCCTTACCATTTAATAATAAATGAAGTCCCTCATCGATAAATTCTGCAATATATGTAGGTAATTTTTTAGATTTAATTGTATTACCCACTAACTTAACTTTTCCATCTATTAAATCGGCATAATTTTTTCGGGCTAGATTAATGGTAGCTTCACATATTTCATCAACATCTAACCCCATTACTCCTTTCATATATTGATCATTATATTCTGCAACTACGGCATCTAATCCTTTATAAGTTTTACCTTTTTCATTAAACCTATGTTTACCAGCCGAAGTGTATATAAAATCATTTACATTGGGGGGTATAGAAAAATTAAACCCATCTGTATCTCCCACTAATGGTTTAAATCCCTTTTTATGAAAAAATCTAATCATATGACGAAGATATTGACGACCCGTACAAGTTATTTTTTCTCCCATATTAGTATCACCCCAAGGGTAAACATTAGGTGCGGATATTGAACCAAACATACCATTATTTAATATTTTTAAGGGTAATTGTTTTTTATCATAATATTCGGATTTTTCTTTATCTCCTTTTTTGGCAAAATCGGATTTTAATTTTTTATATAAATTTCGATAATCATAATTATACTGTAACAATCCTCTCATTGCCCCTGTTACGTCACAATCAGTAAATACATTATGAGTTAATTGAATGGAAGGATAAAGTGACGCAAAATCAAATTTAACTACATTTTGACTAAATCCTACTTCTAATAGTCGGGATAATCCTCCGGTAAATCCTTTTGTTGGCATTGTATGAGGAACCGCCAAACCATTTTTATATGCCCATCCTAACATCAATAATTTCCAAGTAGCTGCAGTTCCCATTGTAGAGGATCGAGTAAAAGACGTTGGTAATATTTTAGATAGTAAAAATGTCGCTTGATTAAAAATATTATCTACCGTTTCCGTTTCCCATAGATCATCAATAAGATATCTTTCTATAATGTACTTACCATTCACCACTTGACAACCAATTGGTATTTCACTTTCTAATACACCCCAGGTTCCATCTTCATCATTGAACCAATACTTGGTATCTTTATCTTCCCATATCTTACCTATTTTATCCCCTGGAACATATACTCGATTAGGTTTAGCCGCATTAGAATATTTAGTAATATATTTCAAACTAGCCTGTTTAATAGAGGAATTAATTGCTTGTGCTCTTCTAACGGCATGATAAACATCGGTAATATTATATCCCCACATCACAGTTTGTTCATAATATTCCATTTCGGGACCCATCTTCAATGATTGTTTTTTTCTATAAAAAGGAATGGGACCTAAAGTTTTGGCAATCTCTGTCATATTAAGACCCAATTCTTCGGCTCTTACCACAATAAAATGCCAATCAAAATTTTCGGAATTATATCCAGCAATTATTGCTGGTTTTAAATGTTTTATTATTTTAAAAAAAGTTACAATTGCTTTGGATTCCTTATCTCTTAATTCCCGACGAGTTTCACCATCAATAGATAATACATGTTGGAATCCTCTATTATCTTTAACACCTATTTGAAAGATGCTACAATTATTTGGGTCTAAACCAGTTGTTTCTAAATCAAAAGATAATCTATGAACATCATCATATTCGTCCATCCCTTTAAAAAGTCTTTTTCCTGTTTGTATTAAAAATTGTTCAGTAGGTGAGATTGCTAAGAAGTTATTGCGGTGTTCTTCACTATATACTTCCATTTTACCTTCTTTAAAAAAACTTAATAACTGCCCGTAAGTTCCTCTACCAGTAACTAAAAATTTATACCCATCAGTTAACCTATCTACATCTTCACCATTTTCATCCTGTGTATTAAGAGGTATAAACTTAATACCATATTCCCTCATTTTAATTTTGATTTTCCTCCTATCCCCACCATAGAAAATGGACATATCCGGACTTTTCATCCATAAAAAGGGTTTTAATTTATGTTTTTCTATTCTTTTTCCCCTTTCCGGATCGTGAATTATTAAACTAATTTTATTTTCCCTATAAGATGATTCTACTCCTACGATATACTTTTGGTCATCGTAACCCTCTAAATATTCTTTAATTTCTTCTACTGTAGCAGGCATACTTATAATCTTTAATTACAAATATACGAAAAAATTTTGGATTTTCAACTATCGAGGACGTTAATAAATAATTTATCTCTAATTGGTGCTATTAATGTTCCAGTACCATCAAGGAAAGTAATGACGAATTCACCATTGTATTTACCTGGTTTGTGAGTATCCCTGTTACTCCAATCATATCTAATATAATACTCGGGCTCATCTCCCCCAATATCACAAGCCTCACACTTTAACTCAATGGATGCGGGGGAATTAGCAATTCTTTTAACATTGTTATTTACATCCCACATATTAAATTTAATGGTGGCATTTTGGATTTTCTCAAAAAACTTTCTGAAATCATTACGACCATCATTAACTAATTCCATTTTTAATGGTGGTAAATTACTATCTTTATTTATAAAAAATTCCATATCTTTATTTTTTTATACAATTGGCCAAGGCTCAACACTACCATCACCAATATCTACCGAACTTACATAATTAGATATAAAAGGTTCCTCTGAACTACATGGAGGTTCCACCGCCCCTAAATAACAGTTAACAGTACCTACCAGTAATTCTAATCCACCAGTTTCTGGTCCTGCCACTAAGAAATTATCATATGGCTCGCCTTCTACCTCATATTGGGACGATACTTCTTTTACACCAAAATAATTAATCATCGCTTGACTCCATATTTCTACCACATCTAATACATTAAGTATAGAATCCGGTGCATAGTCATTAACTGTACCTTCCCATCCAATATTATTAGTAGTAGTAGTATACCTAATAGTGGAAATTGGATTATCGATTAATACACTTCCATTATCTTCACTAATACTTAATGAACATAATAAAGTAGATTCTTCATTAGTGCCTAGAGTGTCTCCAGCAAACGACCACATACCTACTTTAGAAGTAGTTATTTCACTACCTTCTTCTAATGGTATTTCCGAAGTAGATTGAACCATAAATCCAGCATCTCCGGCTTCTCCCCCTTCTCCGGTGGCGGATATTACAGTAAATCCTGGTCTAAATTGTATGTTAACTCCACTTAATTCCGTATTACTGGTATAATACACCTCTACTATCCCTTCTTCTTCACCAGGTTGAAAAGAGAATGAGGCTCCCGCTGGTGGTGCTGGTATACACGATTCACCTTCACAACATTCAGAATCTTCTAAAACTTCAAAATTAGTTATTCCTTCAGTAGGATCTTCTTCAGGTGCACAGAACATAAAAGTATAACACTTCCATGTTTCCCCATCATCGGTGCTCATTCTTACACAAGATGGTGGTGCATAAATTCCAAATGGTGGGTTAAGATCAGTATTTTCCCATACTACTTGATCTGCTTCATCATCACATTCACTATATTTCCATTTTGGGTTTGGACCACAACAATCACACCCTTCTTCTTCAGTATAAATGGCTTTGGGTTCAAGTACTCCATGGGTTGATTCCCCTTCTTCTTCTGTTACATAAAAACAAGTCTCTGAGTTCGGAGGAAGAGTTTCAGCGTTTATATAACTTCCTACATAATCATTCAAATCCGTATCTGTAAAGAATTCTGTTAAACCATCACAACCACTTAATTTATATGTAGTAGAAGGTGGTTCTCCTCCACATTCATCACACCCACCCGCCTCTGTAGGCCATGAGTTAGATACTGTTAATATAGGTTGTTTAGTAATATTCCAACACGTATCCCCATATTCTAGAAATTGAACCGTATATCCTACAACCCCACTTAAATTTTGTGTGGTTAAAAATGAATCAGTATCATCATTACAATTTGTACAAATATAAGTAGGTATTGTTATTGTTGGGGTATCTATCCCTTCCTCATCAGATATTACAATTCCACTATTTACGATTAACGGTGATTTTATATTAATAGGTGAACAACCAGAAAAACTATTACAATATAATGTTCCACCAAATTCACATAAATTAACATTTGGCATATATACTGTATCGTCAGTACTTCCTGTTATATTTTCACCCCCTAATATTACACTTCTATCACCGGTTACTAATGAATTTGTTGAGTGAATAAATGAAGTATGACCACTTGCAATAGAATAATCACCTCCAGCGTGGGACATGTCACCACCTGATATAGTATAGTGTCCTTCTGCGTGAGAATATACTCCCTTAGCAGTGGTATAATTACCTTCAGCGTGGGCGGCTTCTCCGTTCGCTAAAGTTTTTCTTCCTTCTGCGTGAGAATTCTCACCATGTGCTTCAGTAAAATATCCTTCAGCATGAGCAGACTTTCCACTGCAACTGGTATTATATCCTTCGGCGTGAGAATAATCACCAATCGCTTTAGTTGAATCACCTTCTGCGTGAGAATAATCACCAGTGGCCGTAGTTTTACGTCCTTCTGCGTGTGAGCTCGAACCTTCTGCTATTGTACTACCACCTTCAGCATGTGAAGCATCTCCCTTTGCCCATGTTCCACTTCCTTCAGCATGTGCCCCTTTTGTTGTTGCACTCGTAGTAGTTCCAAACGCAGTAGCGAAATCACCACTTACTATATTTCTATCCCCATAAGATATGGAATGTATCCCCGTACCCGGTCCTCCACTTTCCACCACACAGGTTGGTGAATTTATAGAAGTACCTATTGTTACTGGAGAACATCCAGATA